ATTTGATGTACTAGTTTTTGCATATGACCAAGACAGATGTCAGAGAAGAGTTAATGAAACAAATCTCAGAAGAGATACAAAAAGTTTCTGCAAACAAGGAAATAAGCAAGGTAAAGAGTCTAAGCCGTCATGCCCCAGAAAAAGTAGCAGAAATACTGTATCTTTTTAGTACGGGAACTTCCCAAACAAAACTAGTAAAAAAATACGGGTATACTAGGCAGACAGTCATAACAGTAATAACTGACTATGCTGATGTCTTGGGCAAGTTCAGGGAGCTTAGTGGCAAGATAGCCGCCCAAAACTATTTAAACCTTAGTTCGCTTGAAGAAGACCTTATAGAAAAGGTAAGAGATCGCATGGAGTCAGACCCAGAAATGGATGTTAGCTTTCGTGACCTCAAGGAACTATCAATAGCCAAAGCTAATGCAAGCAGAGAAGCACTAACTGCTAGGGGTGAAGCTACAAGCATTACAACTGACAAAAGAATATATACTCAAGAGAACTATGATGCAACTATCAAAGCCGCTAGAGAACGCATAAAAAAAGCAAAGATAGTAGATGCTGAGATAATAGAAGAAGATGGATGAAGAAGTTGCAGAAAAAGTAAAGGAAATTTTGGGAGAATATTATCCGAACTATCTAATTGTTGTTTTAGATCAGGAAGGAGAGGTTCAGTCCCAGTCCACAAGTTTTTCTGTAGGTCGTATGCTTCTTAAAGAAGCCTCATTGGAGTATGCTGACGATAATACCGAACTTGAATATTTAGATGAGTAATTCCGAACTAGTATTTACAAGTCATCCTATGCTAGAAGCCCCTAGTGATGAGGAAATAGTTCAGTTGGGGGAGCTTGATCCCAAACTTTTAAGGGATTTGCATGAGGCACATGAGGGTCGAATCAAGGCAAGTGTAGAAGACCCTATACGATATGGCTTTGATCTAGATGGCTGGAACAGAATAAAAGACTCGTTAGGCACTTATAATGAATGTCTTACGTTAGGCGGCAATAGAAGTGGCAAGACAACTGGGTGTGCTAAAATACTGATGCAAGCAGTAATGAACAATACTGATGGTCATATCGTATGCTTCAGTCAGAATGCTGATACATCTGTTAAAGTACAACAAGCATCCGTATGGTCTATGATGCCCAAGGAGTTTAGAAAGAAAACAAAAAGTATTGAAGGATATATAAATTATAGTATGCAAAATGGCTTTACTGGTAGTAGTTTTATTTTTCCAGATACTAGAACTAGAGTAGATTTCAAAACTTACACCCAATTTAGTAATAACCAAACTATATTAGAAGGTTTTGAATTTGGGTTTCCAAATCCTGAGTTCATCAATATTGGAGCTTGGCTTGATGAATATTTGGGGGATGCCTCATTAGTCAATACACTACGATTTAGATTAGCTACAAGAAACTCAAAGCTATTGGTAGGATTTACCCCTATAGATGGTTTTACCCCTTTTATAAATGATTATTTAAAAAATGTAGAAACACTAGAAACTAGACCAGCAAAACTGTTAAATGATCGTCAACTGCCAATAAAACAATATTCTCCGAACAGAGATGCAGGTGTGGTTTATTTGCATACTGATGAGAATCCATTTGGGGGTTATGATCGGATTGCCAAGGATTTAAAGAAAAGTAATGAAGATGATATTCTAGTTCGTGCCTATGGCGTACCAGTAAAATCTACAACTACATTGTTACCTTTATTCAATACGGAGGTAAATGTACTATCTGATCAACCAAACAAGTATGATATGACTTTTCCTGACATCTCAGATAAGGAAAGATTTACTTGTTATATGGTAGTTGATCCTGCTGGTGCTAGAAATTACTCAGCAATTTGGGCTGGTGTAGATGAAGAGGGTACAGTATATATTAGAAAAGAGTTCCCAGACAGAGATAGCTATGGTGATTGGGCTATTTTTGGTGACCCAAAGTGGAGATACGGACCAGCATCTAAAAAGCTTGGCTATGATGTTGAAGGATATTCTAATTTATTTAAAGAAATAGAAGATGAGCTTGGCATTGAAATATATGAAAGAATAGGTGACTCAAGATACTTTGCCAGAGAAGACGAAAACAATGATGATTTGTTTCGTTTGTTTGATCAAAATGGAATGTATTTCCTTGCAAGCAATGGTAGTATAGAAGATGTAGGTATTAATGCTCTTGACGAGTGGTTTAGCTACAATCCCAATCTCATGGTTGATCAAGCAAATCGACCTCAATGCTTTATACATAAGGAATGTGGAAACCTAATAGAATCACTAATTAATTACGGAAGTAATGGAAAATCAGATGAAGCCCTCAAGGACTTCTTTGATGCGATTAGATATTTAAGGATGCATAACAATGGAGAAGGTCCAGATCACATTAAAAACGCAAGCTTGCGTTCTAGCCTAAGAGGTAAAGGCGGTTACTGATGCCAAAAAGAAAGTTGACAGACCTAGCAAAAGAATACAATTTGTCTTTTGAAAATATTTTGGAAATTGCATCAAACAACTTAGAAGAGTCCTCTCTTAGCGGAAGAGGCAAAAACACTTGGGTAGATGAAACTGGTCAAGATGTATTAGACTCTAATATACCAATTGAAGAGCCAAAACCAAATAAATATAGAGGACGAGTAAGAAACAAATGTCCTAATCCTATTTATATGATGGTTCATTTAAAAGAAAAAATGTCAGTTGTAAAAACAAGAATACCTAGAAAGCTTATAGGTGCAGATTGGGTAGATAAAATGGTAACTGTTGAAGAAATTGAAGAAAACGAATTATATGAACTAGTTGTCCCAAAAATAAATTGATGCAAATGATAAAATATTAAGCAATGGAAACAGATAATCTTTCAGAATCTCTAACATATGTAAGCAAAACTCCGAATGTTGATCATTTGCGAAGGGCATATGAACAAACAATACTAGAACTTGAGCCTTATTTTGATCTATGTCGTGATTCATACGACAATAGGCGAAACTATTGGAGTGGTAAAAGCCGTGACCATCGTAAGCATGGTGCTGATGCATTCCCTTGGGAAGGAGCATCTGACATGGAGGCTCATGTTATTGATGAAAGAATAAATCGTCTTGTATCATTGCTTATGTCCTCAATGAGCAGGGCAAATGTACGAGCATTCCCAGTTGAAGTTAGTGACATTGCTCGTTCTACGCTAGTTTCTAGTTTCTTAAAATGGATGATATCTTCTGGGTATATTCCAAGATTTAATAAAGAAATAGAGCTAGGGGCTAACTATTTGCTAGAAAGAGGTTTATTAATTACTCATGTAGGTTGGCAAAGAGAAGATAGAAAATTTTTGCAAGAACTTACTTTAGAGCAAATTGCAAGCATTAGCCCAGATGTAATAAAATTAATTGCTTCTGAAGTAGCTGATGATAAAATTATTCAACTGCTAATGGCAGGTTTTGATAGTTTAACAAAATCAAAAGCTAAAAAAGCATTAGACGAACTAAGAAAAACTGGAAAAACTATTATTCCAGTAGTAAGGAGACAAGTAAATTGTCCTGATGTAAGAACACTAGCTCCTGATTTTGACTTTTTCTTTCCATCATATGTAACAGACCCACAAAGAGCACCTTATTGTTTTTGGAGGAACTATTACACCCCACAAGAGTTAGAGCAAAAAGTTATAACTGATGGTTGGGATGCTGACTTTGTATCATTAATGATAGAGAAATATAGGGGTATTGATATATACGACATAGAAAAACAACAAGAAGGTAATCGTAGCAATATGCTATCTGACTATGGCTATCAAGCAGATGATTTAATTGAACTTGTCTATGGCTATCAAAGATTAATTGATCCAGAAGATGGATCAGAAGGTATTTATTATACAGTATTTCATAAAGAATTTAGTGGCAATGAAGAAGCTCCAGCATTTGCAATATTTGAACTTTTAAATGGATATGAAGATTATCCAATTGTAGTTACAAAGTTATCTGAAGACTCAAAGCGTTTGTATGATACGACGACTACCCCAGACCTTCTTAGAGGTATACAAAATCAAGTAAAGATTGAGAGAGATTGTAGAGTAGATCGTAACAGTTTAGCTACATTGCCACCAATCATGCATCCAGTTGGCAATGCCCCAACTGACTATGGACCAGCTAGATACATTCCATATCGCAGAAAAGGAGAAATAGATTTTGGACCAACACCACCCTTACCTACTGGGTCAATAGAAGTTGAAAAAACATTACAAGATCAAGCTGATAGGCTTATGGGGCTTGATGCTGATCCTATCAGCCAACTTAAAAAACAATTTTTAGTAAATAAATTTTTAGAACACAATGCTGATGTAATTAAGCTTGCGTATCGTTGTTATCAGCGTTTTGGACCAGATAGTACATTCTTTAGAGTTACTGGTTCTCCTGATCCTCAAGTGTTTAATAAGGGTAATCCAGATGAAAATTTTGATATAATGATATCATACGATATTCTGAATACTGACCCCAAGACACAAGAAGCAAAGTTACAACAAATTACTGCACTTACTCAATTAGATAGAAGCGGAAGAATAAATATTGATAATTTGTTAACAGTAATAGCAAATTCAGTTGATCCAGTATTAGCTGATGCAGTTTTACAACCAGCAGAATCCGCACAACAACAAATTGTTAAACAAGTAACAGATGATCTATCTAAAATATATGCAGGTATTGAAATGCCAGCTAGACCAAATGGTGCTCAAATAGCTATTGGGATCATCCAACAATATGGTCAACAACCAGATGTACTACAAAGAATACAACAAGATGAATCATTTAAGGCAAGATTAGAAAAATATGCTAGTCAGTACACCTTCCAAATGCAACAAATGCAAAATGCTGAAATTGGTAGAGTAGGAACTGCTCCTGCACAAATGGGACAAGTAAATACTCAGGGAATGAAATGATAGATTTACCAATGGCAGTAAACTCTATGGGTATTTTTGGATCAGAACCACCACCTGCAGAAAAAAAAACATACGCACAAATATTTATTGATGATTATATTGCTCCTGATGAAGGTAAAGAACCACATCAAAGCATAGAAGATTATACTGTTACTGGTTCTTATGGAATGAAAAAAGAAGCCAGAAAGCGTTATCCAAATCTAAATGATTATGAGGCGGCAGTTGCTTTTACAAATGATAATATAAAAGAGATAAAATCAAAAATTGGTGTTGAGCAATGGGAGTCATTGCCACAAAAAAGTAAATTTATGGTTTCTAATTTATATTATAATACTGGCAGTTTATTTAATAATTTTAAAAAAGATTTAAGAAACGGAAATGTTATGGGTGCGGCAAAAAATAGCCTTGACGTTGTTTCATCCATGAACAAAGATACAGGTAAAGTTGGAGTCTTAAATGGACTTATTAACAGAAGGGCTAGAAATTATAATTTAGCCGCTAGTGACTTTGATTCACCAAAAATAAAAAATTATAAAATTATAAAAAAAGCTAGTAATAAAACTCAAATAATATATAATTTAGAGAATGATAAAACTATACCAATTACAGTTAATAAACCCCTTAGCGAATTGTCTGCAGGTGAGGGTGTTTATGATGTAAGAAACTATTAATATGACATTACAAGAAGCTATAGAAGCGTTAAGTCATCATGAAAGTTTTGGAGTATTTATCCAAACAATATTGGATTTGAGAGAAGAAGCCATAGAATCTCTTCACGATGCTAGTTCAGACAATATTCAACAAATAAGTGGTAGAATATTGACATATGATCAAATACTACAAATGTCCGACTGGAGAACTTTACAAAAAAGATTTGGTAGTAAATTAAATTAAATTTGGGGTATATGATATAATATACTCATCGCAATCGCTTGGCGTAAATAAGTGGATAATTATGACAGATGAAATCAAAAGTGCGGTCGCTCAAGCACTTCAAGAAAACCAGAGTGGAAATAATATATCTTCTCAAGCTTATGCAAACAGAAGAATGAAACAACTTCAACCAGAACCTCAAGCGGAAAAATCGCCTGAAGTTAAGGAAGAGGTTATTGAAACAGTAGAAGAAGAAGCCTCAATAGAACCAACTGAGCAACCAAAGATTCCAGAATCTGAGGAGCAACCAGAAGAAGTTGAGGTTACTGAAAATACTGACGAAGTTCTTTCACAGTACAACTTAGACGAAATGTCTGAGCAGGATTTAAAAGAACTTGCTGAAAAGCTTGGTTCTAGGGCAGTTGCTCGCTTTGGAGAATTGACTGCAAAGCGTAAACAAGCCGAAGAACAACTAGCTCAATTACAACAATCAATACAAAAAAATAATCAATTATCTGTTAAGGAAGAAGTAAAAAATAATCCTTATAATAATTTGAATACTATTGAAGAGCTACAGACTAAAGCTAAAGAAGTTAATGACATAATTGAATGGGCTGAAGACACATTATTTAATTCTGATGGGTATGGTCCAAACGATATTGTAACTGAAGTAGAGGGCAAAGATATTACAAAAGCAGAAGTAAGAAATGCTTTAGTAAATGCCAGAAAGGGTAAAAATAAATTTTTACCTGATCAGTTAAATAAAATTAACCAAATAGCTGAATCAAAACAAGCAAGGCAAGCATTCCAAAGTAAGGCTACAGAAGAATTATCTTGGCTTACTGGTGAAGATAATGATGTTAGACAAAGGTATGAAGCAATGGTAAATGATCATCGTTTTGTAGCTTTAGAAAAACAAGTATCACCAGATGTATCTGCACAACTTCCATATTTATTGGCTCATGCCGCCAATAGTATGTATGGTAGAAGAGAGATAAAAGACAATTCAACTGGAGTTAAATTAAATCCACCATCAGTAGGTGCTAATTCTGCACCATCGTCTAATCGTGCTAAAAAAGGAGCTAAGGCTTTGGCTGACCTGAGCAGTCGTTTTAAAGAATCAGGAGATAAAAATGATTTCATCAAACTTCGCACACTACAACTCACAAAATAATAAAGTCTAAAAATGGCTATTTCCGATACATTCAATCCAGCGTTACAACCAGTAACGACTCAAGGACCTAGTGTTTCTAATCGTGAGGATTTGACAGATGTCTTAACTATCCTTGCCCCAGAAGAAACACCAGCCCTTTCGTCCGCAAACCGACAAGCCGCAAATGCGACTTTCGTTGAGTGGACTGTTGATTCCCTAGCTTCACCAGTTACCGCTGGCGTAAATGAAGGAGCAGATATTACTACATTCACCGATCAGTTCGCAAGTCGTGCTCGTCTTGGTAACTACATTCAAAAGTTCCGCAGGGACTTCATGGTTTCCGATCTTCAAGAAGCCGTTGATTCTGTAGGACCAGCTAAAGTTGCTCAAGCAGAAGCTAAAGCAATTCGTGAGCTAAAACGTGACGTAGAAGCAACTATTCTTTCTGACAATGATCGTCAGGCAGAAACAGGTGCATTACCATATAAGATGAGGGGACTTGGCAAGTTCTTGGATGGAGCTAATGCTGACATCCCTGCTGAGTACGAAACTCCTGCTTCTTCAATAAGTGCTCAAGGCTCTTCAATTACTGAAGATGAGTTTAATACACTTATTCGTTCTATCTATCGTGCAAATGGTGAAGCCAACAATCTAGTTCTTGTTGCTGATACAAGCCTACGCAAGCAAATCGCTGATTATGCTCGCTTTGGTGCTACATATGCCGCAAATGGTGCAGGAACAGAGTCCATCCGTTCCGTGAACTTTGATGGCAATAGCTCTACTATTAAGCTATCCGTTGAAGTCTACCAATCTGATTTTGGTATTGTTTCTATCATTAACATGAACCCAGAAACTAATCCAGAAACAGTTACAGGTGCTAGCACTAATCATGACAGAGGTTATATGATTAACCCTGACTATTATGGTATTCATGAACTAATACCTATGGGTGCGAGCCGTCTACCTAACATGGGTGGTGGCGAGCGTGGTTTCGTTGACTGTGCATTAACACTTGGTGTTTATGCTCCAGCCGCACATGGTGTAATCAAGTAATAGAATAGGAGAAAAATATTATGGCTATTCAACTTAGTAAAGTTTCTAATATAGAAACACTCGCCCTTGGATTTAACTACGAAGGCAGTATTGACATCGCAAATGATGTTCCTACTGGTGGATTGGTTGACATTCAATTTAACTCAGCAGAACTTGCAGGAACAGTAGGAAAAGTAGCTTTGGTCGTAGACCAGCACGTTCCTGCTGATAATAGTGGTTCAACTGATTACACAAGCTATAAAGTACAAGTTGGCGATACTGCAGACCCAAATGGTCAAATCGCTGATGTAGAGCTTTGCCCTGCTGGTACTGAAGCGGCACTAAATACAATCTTCACTAGTACTGGTGATGATGCATTTGGTACTCTTGTTAGCGATGTAGGTGCAACATTTGTTTCATTAAATGAAACTGATGAAGCACTAGCTACCGCTGGTAAAGTTTCATTATTCTTTGAATATTATCCCACCGCAGGTGATAATTTCTCTGGATAATTAACATTATTGCTTATATTATGGGGTGGTTGGGCTGATCTCAGCCACCCCTTTTTATATGAATATATTACACTTCAAAGAGCAGTCTCCAGACGAAGGAGCAGTAAATAAGGCTAAAGCTGAATATATAAACAAAGCGATAGCTATTGAAGCTCATACAGAAAAACATAGAGAAGATATAGCTCGTAAAGAAGCTAGACAAAATGTTGGCAAAACTCACCCAACCTTGGGTAAGTGCGTAGCTAATATTCCTGCTAGAGATTACTTTAGACTAGTCGCAAAATACGGAAAAGATACTGTTCTATCCCCAGAATTTTTGCGTTACTTTAATAAAAAACATAAAGACCTCTCACCAAATAAGATATGATCTTAAGAAAAAATAATGAATTATTTGAACTCATTAAAGGTTTATCTGGTGTAAATCAATTTACTCCAAGTGAACAGGCTCACTTGGTTAGTTTTACTAATCGTAGATTAGTTGCCGCATATAATCAAAGCCAAGTTTGGTCTAGGTATGTTGTTGTAGGAGAAGAAAGAAAAATATCTTCATTTACAGTTTCAGGAATTACTGATGTTGATGCTTATAATGCTACATATTATAAATATGGAGAGTTAACTCAATCAGCGGCAGATGGTTCAGGGGACTTTACTAGTGATTTTTTTGTTCCGATAAACCAAATTGATTCTACAAATAATCAAACAATCATAGCTTTTTATAAAAACAATTCTAAAAGATGGGTTTGGGGAACATTAACTGGTGCTCCTCCATATGAAAAATCAACAGAAGGTGTTGTAGATATTGGAACTGCTAATACAACCTTTGCTACTCAACAAGAAAATAAAGATGTAGCATCTCCAGTTAATGTAATTGATTGGGGTAATGTTCAGATATTAAGTGGATATTTAGTTGTTCAAGCATCAAATATTATTCCTTACGCATCAACGCATGAAGTTCTTAATTCATCAACAACTAGAGTTCCGCAAACTCAAATTAATGAATTTATTCGTATACATAGAAATCAATCATTTCTGAATGATTCAACGACTGAGTATGACTTTTATGTAGACTCAAATGGTGCAAACATTCTTAATAGTTCAGCAATTAATGGAGAAGTTTTTGTTACTTACAAAAAAAATATAATAGATATATCAACTGGAAAAGTTATAGATACTTTAGATGTAGATAATTCATTGGGTATAGCACAAATACCAAACGAATTTTTCTCTTATACCGCCCATTCGGTTTATGCTGATTTTTTAAGACTAGATGGTCAAACTGACAAAGCATTTGCAGAAGAATCACAAGCTGACAATATATTAGCACTTGAGCTTGAGCAAATTGATATAATAAATAACAGAAACTCTTTAAATCATAAGTTTTCTACTTATGTAAATACTTCATCTCGTTAAATAAAAAAAATAAAAATTATGAATAGTTCAAGAAATAATACATTGGAGTTTTCTTCCGCTGGGTCAATAATTGTTGATGGAACAGGCGTAGGCGATTTTGGTGCTATACAAGTTTTAAAGGACGCACAAATTACTGCCGTAGTTACAAAAACTAGAGGGCAAGGAATTGTCGAAAACCCTACAAAACTTCACACTACATTTACCGCTGGAACAATTATCTATGGAAGCTTTACATCAGTAACTATAACTAGTGGTTTAGTTGCATTGCACAAGCTGACAAATGCTTAATTCAAGATTAGCACTAAGACTTGGTTCTAATAAACCTTCAAGGTCTGGTAGTAATGTTTTAGCTTTAGCAGAAGGAGCTTCTGCTTGGGGTGTTAGAGCCATGAATGGTGGTAACCCTAGAGTAATGCGA